CTACCGCGCATGATAGTGAAAGCCCCCGCGAAGCGGCAAAACTACGTGATGCTGTAGTCTTGCTGTACGCTTGGGTTATGAATTAAAAAAAGCTCCGAAGAGCTTTCTTTTAAGACCACAATGCACCTGATGCTTTGGCGCGTGGTGTACGTAACGGAGCGAATGCTTCGTTTGTTTTAACGACATAGTCAGTAGTAGCTATAGTATAGCCGTCTAGCTTGTCGTTGTAGTACGTCTGAACTTGAAGTCTTAGGCTCAGTAAAGAGTCAGCGAACTTGGACAAGTCAAACGATGCCTTGTTTTCTCTAAGGATAGAGTAAAGCTTAGACGTACTACCTGATAGCTTGAAGTTAGACGCGAAGTCAGACAAGCTCTCGAACTTTACTACACCATCGTCATCGCACATACCCAAGATAGCTTTAGCTACGTTAGAGTTTGCCTTTGGCAAGTTGGTAGTATAGTTATATAACGCAATGTCTTGCGCTATCTCATTCACAGTCTTGTTTGGAAAACGAAGAGTGAACGTAAATTCGTTGTTATCGGTCGCCAATTCTGGGAACGATAAACGAAGTAAAGCTTGGTCGTACTCTTCTGCAACATCGTTGCGAGTACGTTTAGCTTTGCTGTCAACAAAAGAGTTGACGTGTGCGGTTACATCAGCGTGAGCTGAGTTAAGACGCATTGGACTTTTTACGTCGGCCACGACGTTACCTGCAGTTAATAGAATATCTAACATGGTAAGTTTCCTGTGTACGATGCTTAAGGATGGTGTATTTAGAGCAAAGGCTTACGTGATTACATTTATCGTAAGCAATTAATAAAGAAAACCAAAACAGATTGGTCTAATAACAAAAGAGAAAGCTAGCAGGCAACGGGAGTAAACACACACAGCACGCACCCAAGGTATACTAAGAGAGCGAAGCTCTCGAAACTTTCTTATAGTGTGTTACATACTTAAATGAATAAGTAGTGCACCAAATTTTGTACGCAAGCTACTTGACAATGTCAAATATTTGTTGTACCTTTGGTGGGTAAGTGGTAAGATAACGTAATACCACGTTAGTTACTTAAATAAACAAGTAACACACTACTTATAGAAGAGAAAGCTTACCGATATAAGCTTAACGCACAGTAAACAAACTGTTACTCAAGCAGTTAGCAACTAACAACTACTACAAACGTTAGTGATTATCGAGGTTTATGGGGTTGTAGAGGTGTTCCACACACACATACACACGCACAATTATCTACGTTATGTACTCGACGACAAAGAGTAAATACGACGTTTACGACAATAGGGTAGGGTAGCCAAAGTTTTGGAGCGAGCGGGGCACTCTAGTATAGTACATCCGCACTCAGAAATAAATAAAAAATTTTTGTGTATGTTTGTGTAAACAAAAAAAATAGCGTCATGATGTATTCAATGAAAAAAGACAAGAAGAAGTCTAAGAAAGTAGTAAGCTCTTCGTACAAGAAGGGTGGTAAGATGAAGATGGGTAGCTATAAGGATGGCGGTATTATACAACACGACTAAGTTTAGGTAGATGAAAAGACGCATGATATTAAAGAAGGTAAAGGGAATGTTTAAGAAGAAGAAAAAGAAAGTTTCTGACACTCCTAACAATCCTATGAAAGGAAACTACGGTTCAGGTAGAAAATACTCTGACGGAGGTTACATACAGCACGACTAATTAATAATGCAATAATATATAATGAAGTTTTTGGTTGGAAAAGGGGTCTGTAATGGGCCTCTTTTTTTTTGTGTATAATTGTTAGTACGATATATTTACTATCTTTACAATATGGAAACAATGGATAAGCAAAGAACAAAGTACGGTATAGTAGAAAAGATGCCTAACGGAAGAATATTTGGGTACGTAAATGTATTTGAAATGTCGGATGAGCAGGAATGGGAGATTCTAGAGAACTATATTGATTTAGGTTACGAGCCTTTAGAGAACAAGTATATAATGTCAGGGGGTAATATAGACTCATTGGGGTTTAATTTTGTAGACGAGGACGGAATACAGCAGGAAGGAGAAGTAGAGTACGTCAACCACGGCATACTTATAATGAAAACAAAACTTAAAATACATGTACCTACTCAAGATTAGTAAGCAAGGAAATATAATTGAGGACGATGGTATATATGGAATTCCTGAATTTAAGTCAGTAATGGAAACTTCAGGTCTTGGGAATAAAGGCCTAATGTATGTATCTTATATTGCCGACTATGATTCTCCATATAGGCACTACAACGAATCCGAAAGGATGCGTGTAGTAGCTAAAGATTTGTTTGGAAATTATGATTGGAAGGGTACGAAAAATAAAAAAATTGCTGACGCAATAGCTAAGTATAAGGAGTTAGAGTACGACCCGCTGGATGCTCAGTTGTCTGCCTTTAATGAGAAGATAGACGAGTATACTACATTACTAGATAGTGTTAAGATTAATATAGAAAACGCAGCAGACATACAAAAGGTTATGATTGGTGTGGAGAAAATACTTATTACAAGGCAAAAGCTTTTAGATTCTATAGAAAGAAGGGGAGAGCGTTCAAAGATTGCTGGTAATAGAGAACTAAGTTATCTAGAAACATTGCAGAGCCAGAAGAATGTATGATATAAAAAAATACGCACCCTTAATTCATGAGGGGATACCCCATCTAAACCCTGAAAGTATAGCTTTTAGAGAGTTTTGGGATACACAAATAGAAAGATGTAAGAATGGATTCAAACCTAAAGGTATGGATGCCATTACTGGTAAGCATTATTACTATTTAAACTTCTATAAAATCTTAGGTAGCGACGGAGTTAAAGGCAATAGCCGTAAAACTCTTATATCTCCATGGTATAGAGAAATGGGTAAGGCATACTTTGAACTATTCGATACCTGTAAGCAAAAAGAAAAAGGCATGATTGTCATTAAGGCAAGGGATAAAGGGTTCTCTTATATGAACTCAGGCATACTTGCTCATGAATATACCTTCTATCCATACAACCACGTTGGTGTAGCTGCAGGATTACAGGTTACTGCTACCTCTTTCTTTGATAAAGTTAAAGCAGGACTTAACAATCAGCACTCAAACTTCCGACATTCTCTATTAAAAGACGGGGATGAGATAATGAGGTCTGGATATAAGATAAAAGACAAAGAAGGTAAGTGGGGTGTAGGAGGTTTTCAGTCTACTATACACTGTAGAACAATGAGTAACCCCGAAGTATATAAAGGGGAGCGTCTTTCTGTCATGATATTTGAAGAAGCAGGGGAGTTCAAGGAACTCTTAAACGCCTATATGTCATCTAAAGCTTGTTTTATGGATGGTGATGTACAATATGGCGTACCTGTTATTGGTGGAACAGGGGGTGATATAGAAGCAGCATCTAAAGACTTTATGGAAATGTACTATAATGCAGATGCCTTCAACCTTATACCTATGTTTATTCCTGCGTCCATGTGTTACCATGGATATTTTAATATGAAAACAGGTATCTCTGATAGCGACAATGCAACTAAAGCACTTAAAGAAAGAAGAGAAAAACTGCAACAAGCTGGTAATCAGAAGGGTTACAACTTAGAGCTACAAAACTACCCTTTGTCTGTAGAAGAAGCATTCTTACAAACTAAAAACTCTAGGTTTAATGTGGCTAAGATAAACGCACAAAGAAGTGAGATACTTAGTAGTGAGACTTTACAAGGACAAATACAAAGCGGTAGACTTGAGTGGGTAGGTGATAGCATGGAAGTAGAGTTTGTGTTAGATAAAACTGGTCCTTATAAGATACTAGCACACCCTAAACCTGAACTTAAGGGGCTTGATATTGGAGGTATTGACTCCTATGACCAAGACCAATCGTCAACTACCTCGCTTGGTAGTGCTATTATATTCCGTAGATTCTACAATATGGAGATAGCAGGAAACTACCCAATAGCCGAATATACAGAGCGTCCAGAGACTGCAGAAGAGTTCTGGGATGGATGTTTAAAATTAGCCGTATATTACAACGCGAAAATGTTAATAGAATATACACGTATAGGCGTTATAGGATATTTTCAGCGAGCTGGCGGAAAACAATACTTAAAAGAGCGTCCTACGACGGCACACTCTCCTAAGACTGTAAACAGAAATAAGTACGGCTTGCAAATGAACAAGCATACTAAAGCTGTTATGGACCAGTTTATAGATAAGTATGTAGAAGAGAATTGTCAAGACATTTGGTTTATAGACCTACTTGATGAGCTTAGTGTATACGGACTAAAGAACACAGATAGGGCGATAGCTTTTGGTTTGTGCTTAGTACATGACATAGATTTATACGACAAACAAGTAAAAAAAGAACAATACAAAGAAAAGAGTCTTGGTTTTGTATATTACAAAAGAGAAAACGGAAAATTGATACCTTATAAAGAATAATAAAATGAGTAACTTCCCAAAACAATTTATACCAGACAATGAAAAAACTGATGAATGGTGTAAAGAAAACATTGACGCTATTGTAAAACAGCTTTCACACCAAGATGCTGAAGGTTCTACTAGTGATTACGATAAGGATGTTAGAAACTATAGACTTTACAATGGTGACCTAGAGTATGATGACTACAGCTACGTAACAGAGCAGTATAACATGCCTTCTCCTGCGACTATGGCTAATTACCCTATCACACGCAACAAGATTGATTTACTATGCAATGAAGACCTTAGTAGACCTTTAGATAAAAGCGTGTTTGCAATCAACATGGATGCAGCTTTAAGAAAAGAACAATTTAAAGTTTCTCTTATCGCTAATAGTTTGCTAGCAGAAATAAACTCAGAGGTAGAAAATGAGTTTGGTATGGAGTTAGAAATGGATAATAAAGAATATCCTATTCCTGACGACATAGACTTGTTTATGAGGTATCAATATAAAGAAGTTATTGAAGAGTCTATACATGATGGTTTAGATTATCTCACTCAAAAGTACCAACTTAAACATTTGTTTAAAGAAGGTCTTAGAGATATGCTTGTAACAGCTAAACAATTCTACAAGGTATACATTAAAGATGGTGACCCTTATGTAAGGCGAGTAGACCCTAGGACTTTTGTTTATGATAAATCTATAGAGTCAGACTTTTTAGATAGAGCACAATGGTGTGGTGAAGAGCGTTGGCTTAACATTAACGAAGTAATAGATGAGTTTAGAGACCAATTAGATGCAGACGATATAAAAGAGTTAGAAGAAATGCGTCAGGCAACTAACGACTACCTAGATAGGTGGAATGGTATCTTTAACTGGGTAGAGATAGACGAATCTAAAACTGTAAAGGTACGTGTAGTATCTGCAGAATGGAAATCTATTAAAGCTCTTAGGTTTAAAGTATCAGAAAATAAATATAATCCTGAACGACCATTTAGAAAAGCTGTAGGTGACAATTACAAAAAACGTAAAGGAGAAACTATAGAGACTAAATATGTAGATGATATTTGGGAAGGAACGCAAATAGGTGGTAAAATTTTAGTTAACTGTCAAAGACGACCTAACCAGGTAAGGTCTGTTGATGATGCAGGTACTACCGACCTTTCATACGTTGGGGTAATATTTAATCATACAACTGGTAAACCTACAAGTTTAGTAGATATACTAAGTCATATACAAATGCTATATAACATTGTTATGTACCATATTGAATTAGCTCTTGCTCGTTCTGGTGGTAAAGCTGTAGTTTATGACGTATCTCAAATGCCAACTGAAATTGGTATGGATATGCAAGAGGTGATGTATCACCTAAAGAATGATGGTATAATCCCTATAAACTCAAGAGAAGAGGGTGGAGAGACTGCTTCATTTAATCAGTTCCAACAAGTAGACTTTACCTTATCTAATTCCGTACAGCAGTTAATCAACTTAAAGCTTATGCTAGAACAAACTGCAGGACAGATTTCTGGTGTATCACCACAAAGAGAAGGTGCTGTTGAGCAGTACGAATATGTAGGTAACGTGCAAAGAGCTGTAACTCAGTCTTCTATATCTACAGGAGGTTGGTTCTACTCGCATAACGAAGTAAAGAAGAAAGTATTTGATAAGCTTGCCAACTTAATGAAGATGTCTTGGGCTGGTGGAAAGAAAGCTGCATACGTTTTAGGAGATGCAGGATACAAGATGCTTAACGTACTTCCTGATGTAGCTCTTAATGATTATGGTATTTTCTTAGGAGATGCTGGTAAAGATGACGCTCTTAAGCAATCTGTACAACAAATGTCACAAGCGGCATTGCAGTCTGGTTCTATTACACTGTTAGATGCTCTTAAAGTTCTTAAAGCTGATACAATGACTGAAGCGCAACATGTTCTTGAGCAAGGTATTGACGCTATGAAAGAACAGCAAATGCAACAGCAAGAACAAGCTATGCAACAACAGCAAGCTGCAGCAGAGGCGCAACAAGCTCAGTCTCAGGCAGAAATGCAG